AAAAAAGTTTTTAGTAAACAATCAGAATTAATATCCAAAAGAGGACCCATAGATGTAAGAAAAAAAGAAACTCCTAAAACTTTAGAGTCAAAAGTTAACGACTTCTTAGGTAACCCAAAGAGAGCTGTTGATGAGGTAGAAGCTAGGTATAGTTCAGATAAGGGGGGCAAGTTTGACAAGGGGAGAGATAGAGCTAGGCATATGACTACAGCTCAGTACACTACAGAGGGTGTAAGAAATAAGCTTGATATGATTCCATTCTCAAATTCCACTGTAAATAAATTAGTTGGCGTTGGGGTTTCTAACATTCTAGGTGCTGCACACGAAGCTAAGGCAGGATACGCAAGCATAAAGAAAGGTAAACCAATTTACGATACTATAGTTGAAACTGCCGAAGACTTAACAAATAACTTTGCAGGGTCAATTGTTGGAGCTATGGATAGACCAGCAAATAAAAAGATGGAGGTCATAGATAACTCTAAACTAAAAAAAATACTTCCAGACGGAAGGTATAATAAGAAAGGAGATAACACATACAGTAAAAAGAAAAAGTAGCTATGAAACAACTAACCGACAAGCAAAAGAAATTAGACGTAGACAATGACGGCACTATTGAGTCATCAGACTTTAAAGCACTACGAGGAGGCCCTAAGATGAGTGCTACTAGGTTTAAAGGTAATGGCATTAACGCTATATCTGCTGCGTGTAAAAGGGCGGCTAAGAGCAAGTTTAAAGTATGGCCTAGTGCGTATGCGTCTGGGTGGGGAGTTCAGTGTACGAAGGCTGGAGGTCCAAGTAAGTTTGGTGGTTCTAAAAAGAAAAAGTAATGGCAAAGACTGAAGGAAACTTAAACAGATGGTTTAAAGAGAAGTGGGTTGATATAAAGACTGGAAAGCCTTGTGGTAGGTCTAGTGGTGAGAAAAGAAAGGGATACCCTGCTTGTAGACCAAGTAAAAGAATATCAAAAGATACACCGACTACGGCTAGTGAACTAACGAAGTCTGAAAAGGAAAGCTTTAAGAGAAAGAAAACTTCCTCAAAGAATGTAGGGAAGATAAAGAAAGGGAGCAAAAAGAAATAGGCGTATCAGACCTAGGGCTTCTAACCAAAAAAACGCCAGTAATTAATTTTACTGGCGTTTTTTACGATGTTTAATGTATTACATATCGTATAGCATAATTACTATTAATTGAAGTCATCCACCCATATAGGGGTTTTTTCTCCAACATAAGCAGAGAATGTATTGTATTCAAGGTATTCAATAGCCTCCTCTTCATCCATACCATCCTCAACTAAAGTGTGTATACACTTTGTTTTGCTGTACACAACCTTCCATAAGTTTTGTTCAAACCCTATGATAGCTTCATCAAGACCATCAGCAAATAGGATTTCATCCGAACTTCCGTAAGCCTCTATAATGTATTCTCTAAATTCCATCTTAATTAATTTTTTATTTATTTAACCTCACAACCATCTGCCCCACAAGCAATCTCTCCTGATAGATTGGTGTTATCATCTACCTCTAGTATGTTAATCAAATCAACATCAACTAAGTGATTCATTCTTTTGTGGTATTCAGCTTCTGTGATGTCCTCAAATGGTGCTTGAATATAAGTTCCTCCATCATAAGGTAGTACAGATAATCCGTTGTAATGATTTCTGTTAGCCCACATCCACTCACCTGCTTTATCCCATTCGTCTGCTTTTAAAGAAACTGTGGCTGAAACATTATGTGTATTAGAACCTTTTCTATGTCCTGGAACAACCCACTCTTGAGCAACCTTTTTAATTCTTTCAAATAAATCAAAAGGCGATTCATCTCTTAAGATAGAACCTTTAGGTGCTTTTTGAGGTATACTAATTACAGCAGTATCGTGTGGTCTAAAATATTCGTCTTCGACTAACTCTGGATGATGCCTAGATAAGTACTGGTACATTGATTCATTCTTCCCTACACGTATTCTACGGATGTAATAATCGTTATGCCAAGCATGAATACCTGAAGATGTTCCTAGTGCAAGAGAAGTAGTCCCAGCGGGCTTGACTGTAGTTGTTCTAGCCGCAGGATTTATTCCAATTAGATTGGCAACTCTATCATTTTCTTTATTCACGATATTCGCTGCTTCCGTCATGTCGTACTTTAAAACAGACCCTGAACCAATACCAGTCATTGACACACCAATCAAGGCATCTTTCTCAGTAGTCTCTCGCCATATACTTCTTAGGTAGTGAAACTCTGTGTATCCTGCTTGTAATGTACCAATGAAAGCTGCGTGTTTAACTCTATTATTAAAATCTTCTTGAGATTCAATATTAGATGCGTTAACTTCACAAAGATTACAAAACTGAAAAGGTCTTAATGCAATCTCGCAGCATGGATTTGTACCCCAATCTTTATCATTGTTAAAATATATTCCAGGCTCCCCTGCATTACTAAGTTCAACACGTTTCCATAAGTTCATAAAGAACTCTTCTGTAACTTTATGCCTCATTAATACTGCGGAATTGTTGGCTCTACCTCTTTGTGGATTTGACTCCCACCAGCTACCTGACTTACAGCTAATCATGTCATCATCGTCAGCAGAGAATAAGGCTATTAAAGCTGCTCTTCTTATGCCTCCTGCTAAAACAGCATCTGCAATATGACAAACTATATCGTGAGTTTCTACTGTACTTAGTTGTTCTCCATGAGTCTTTGAATCAAGAACCGCTGTAATGTTAAATATACACTCTCTAAGTGGCTGAGGTCCTGGAGCTTTACCTCCTGATGTTACCAACTGAGCGCCTTTAACTCTAATGTCGGAATAATCAAAATCAACTTTAGAACTTCTTTTGTCTCCCATGTAAGACTTCATTAAAACCTTAATAGCGTCAGCCCATCCTTCTATTGAATCTCCAATTAAAAACCTTTTAGTTCTGTTGGCATGAGGCTTACTTATGGATGGAAGTTTGTTTACGTGATGGTCTTGTACTGAATACCCTACTCCAGTACCTCCAAGAAGGAGAAACATTGTTTCGTTAAAAGAATCCAAGCTATCTATTGGTAGGTAAGCGCAATTGTAAACTCTGTTGGGTGATATTTCTATCGACTTGCCACCGAACTGCAACGACCTCATAGATGGTAGTATTTTTTTGTCATACACTAACTCGTAAGCTTCGTCAATCTGACTCTCTAGCTTAGGGTATTTTTTTACGTGCATTGCTTTGTTTCTGTCAACCAGCTCCGACCAAGTTTCTCTTCTGCTTAATTCTGGAATAAACTTAGCATACTTCATGTATACTGTAATGTCTGATAATATTTTATTTGATATTTCCATTATGTTTTTTTTGTCAATTCTAATTCTACTTCTAGGTTTTTTTTTAACTCGTCAAGTGCCTCATCATAATCGGGCATTAGTTTAATTGTTTCCAACGTACCTATTGATAAGTCTTTCATCTGAGCCATGTCATTCATTATACCTTGTATAACATTTGTTAAGGCTTTAATCTTTTTTTCTGCTAGGTCTACCCTGCTTGCTTTTTGTGATTTCATTTTTTTATTTATAAATTATTAACTCAAATTCCACGAATGGGAAATATAATACGTGCATATCGTGGTCTCCTTGGTCGTAGGTTCTAAACCCTAAAAGTATTCCAGGGTACAGCCCTATTCCTAGTGACCAAGCTCTTTTTTCTTCTTTCATTATTCTTTTATTATGTTATACTCTATTTGTTTTTTAATTAAGTCTTTAAATAAAACCTTTCCGTTAATGTCAAAGCTCCAAGCAACCCACTTAGCAAGCTGCCTCTCGGAATAACCTTTCCTAGAAGTACTCTTATTAAGTCTTGTATTAATCCTTTTGTCTTGACTCATCTTTTTGTTTTTCTAAAATTAGCTGAACTGTCTCATCACACTCGGCTCTATTTTGAGGTTTATATAATGTTATGGATGGTTCTGTCATTGATAACAACGCCTTGAACAACTTGTATCTCAAAGGGAAAGAGTCATTAGCCCTACCCTTAGTCTCTATAATAAAGTCATAACCCTCGAAATCTGGAGTATACTTTATACCAAGTATTTTTTTATTACCTCTGTTTTTGTACTCTCCCTTACCATTAGCTTGTCTTTCGTAAGCCACTTGGTTAAACTCAAATGTTGGTAGGAGTTGAAATGAACGATACTCATAATTGAATCCTATCTTAGCTTTCTGAAGCGCTATATACATATACTTCTCAAGTCCCGATGCAAACTTTACACCATCATACTCAACCTTATTTGCTTGTACAGGTCCTTTCTTTCTTTTAAATTTTCTTTTCATCATAGTTGTAGGAGGTTTAATATAATTACCTATTTTTTTATTAAATACAAATCTTGCACCGTTTTATCACTTTAATGTTCTTTAATTTCATTACAACTTCTTGATAGTATAACAGACTTTGTAGAGAGTGATTAACATCAACAAGTTCTCCATTAACTTTATACTCTGTTGACTCTAGTACGCCATTAACTCCATAGCTATACCACACTTCTATTAGGTTTGAATCTTCCTCCTTCATGGCTTAAAAAAAATGAGTTAATCTAGCTACCTGACCTTCTGTTTTGCTGTGTATGAACCCTTCGCAAGCAGCTTTGTTTATATAGCCATTTCTGTGATGCCATGAGTCCGCTGGACTAGGACTGCGTAAACTCTCAACGGTTACGGAAATATAATCTTTCGCTGTCTTGTGATGAACGTGATGGGTATAAAAGTACCTATGTTCTGAAGCTGCCCAATGCTCCTTCGCTTCTATACTCATTAGCTGCCCTAAATCTACTTGCTTGGCTCCATCGCCATGAGTCGTACCTATTAATGAGTTACCGTAAGTTGTATATTTTCTGTGAGCAATAGAGCAGTCGAAAGATATATTCTTAGATAATCTAAAGTGAGTCTTTATAACGTCAGCCAGCATAAATCCCGACATATAATCGTGATTAGATGGATTGAACACAAATACTAAGTCAGCTACAGTTATAAGCATCTCTAATATATCAACGTAAAGCTTCTTGGCGGTTAGAAAGTTCTCATAAAACATTCCATCAGTATCTTGAGGCGTCCCACTAGTTGTTTTTCTTTGTGGTGTGTCTGTATGGAGAATATCATTACCTCCGATAAAGATAATTTTATCTATTTCAAATCCAGAAGACTTGTCTAAGATTCCTTGCACCCCTTCCTTAACCCTCTTGACAGCTATCTGACTATTATAGTCTACTCCAGTTTCAAAAGAAGTAGCTAACTTTCCTATGTGAATATCGGCAGGGTCTAGAACCAAGCAGTAACCATCTTTAGACTTACTCCTTTTAATTGTTGGATAAGTGGGAGAATGTTCTTTAAGGTCATAGATAAGCCTTTCTATAAGTTCATCTGTCTTATCCTCTAAGTTTACTTTCTTCTTAGCGTACTGTACCCACTGCTGACCAGTAGTTTTACTCGTGGATACTTTTATTACTTCAAAGTCTTCTGGAATATCTATAGGGTTAGCTTGTAACTTTTCAATTGTAGAAACTAACTGACCATCCTTATCGTATTTCTTTTGTGTTTCCACAAATTCTCTTACGTTATCTTTTTGTCTACTTCTTTGGATGTTATCCCAGTCTTCTTTTGATATGCGATACCTTGCCTTAGTTCTAAATTTTTCGTTTGGTCTAGGGTCTAATCCTATAATTATGGCTTCTTCTGAAGTCAAGTACTTTCTTACACTTTTTCTCATTTTTAAATGGTTTTATTTAGTCTATCAAGTTCAAAATTCAAGTGGTTAATTGCTTTTTTAATGTCAGCTTCCATACTATCTCTAGGAGACCTATTAACGTAAACCTTTTTACCAGCCCTCATTAAGTAAGTTAGTGCAGTTCCTATGTTGTAGTTGTCACCCTGAAACGCTGCGACTACCTTAGATGCTTCAATGCCATCAGATAGGTAGTACGTTGGTATTTTATCAAATCCTTCCTCTACAGATGAGGTATTTAACTGTCCATTATTATAATATTGATTGTCAAAATTATCTTGTCTCATTTTTAAATGGTTTTATTTGTGGGATTAAAACAAATGTAATTATAAATTCTTAATATTTCCATCTTCAATTAATAAATCTGCATAATCTTTATTAACACGGAACTCTTTTTGTCCTGGAGATAGCTCTCTAAAAAACCAGTAATCATCCCCATTACACTGTACCCACCCTACTATTTTGTACCTAAATCCCCGTTGAAATTCTTTTATTGAGTGGTTACACCCTACGATACAACCGAAACATATCTTGTGTACTTTAATCATTACCTTATGTTTTGTTTTAAATTAATTAACTCATCCTCCAACTCTCGTATCCTAAAGTCCTTCTCAAACATTTTTAAATTACTCTCATCTATTAATTCAACTTGCAAGTTGTTGACTTTCTGAACTTGAATTGATGTTATTAAATAATCTTTTATATCTAATATTTTATTTGCCTTGTTAACATCTACCTTAACTGTTTTATAATACATAGCATCTAAGATTAAGGTGTGCCGTGTCATATTCAAGGTCATTAGTTCAATGTTCTTCTTTAGACTTGCGTGATGCCAAAGTTTTTCTATCTCCTTGTCTGTGAAAAAGAATGCTTCCTTTCTATCTATTGCCTTAGATATTTGTTCGTCTGTTAGTATCATAATTAGAATGGGTCTTGGTTACTATCAAATTCATTATTTGGAATCAAAGGTTGATACTGTAAGTCGGGTCTTATAACTTTATTTATTACGTTAATGCCATCGCTTACAAACCCAAGTCCTTTGTTGTACTCAAAAATAATAGGGTCATCAATTGCGTTAGGCTCCCCACCAGTTTCTGTATTTTTTATTTTTCTAATGTACACTTGAGTATTAAACTTCATTAGTGGGTGTCCAATTAATCTGTGAATAGTCAAAAAATTATCGGGTCTATTCGCAAATGGCTGACCTCCTTCACTTTGTGAACGGCTGGGGGGCATCGGATACCCAAAGTAATCGTGTTCTAGACCGTAAATTCTTCTAGCCGCCTCTGTGTTAGGGTGAGTGTTTACAAATAAACTCTTATTGGTTTGGTTAACAAACTTCCTACTTTCGTTTAAGAAGTCGTAGTTGGCAGCGTGAGTATAGTCTCTATTCATACCCGTGTATGGGTCAATAAGAACTGCATCGACATCTAATCCTTCAAACATTGCGAATAGTTCTTCTGACTTGTAAAACCCCGAATTGTCAATAAACTTAAAATGCTCCTCAACCCAAGCCTTAGCGTTGTAGATATCTAACTCGTCAGCTTTGTCTATGTAGTTGCCAATCTTCCATTGTATTAATCTCTTAACTAACTGCTCTGCCTTATTCTCTCCACTCCAAACACAAAACTTAAGGTCTTGATTAACACTTAATGCACAGAAATACCATAGTATCCAATCTGTTTTACCTACGTTATCTAAGCCGTTAATGATTGTGAACTCCCCTTGCTTAAATCGGTAGTGGTTATCAAATTTTGGTAAGCCTAAGCCTAAGCCAAGCTTTATCCTTCCGTTAATTACATCATCTAAATATTTGTCTGCAAATCCTGTTTCTAGTATCATAATTATCCCATTAGTTTTTGTCCGATTGTCTTTGTTGGTTCGTAAGCATTTAAGAACTTAGCGAAGTTGTCTTGGTCTAAGAAGTGTTTAGGTGTTATGTTCTTCTTACCTACCCACCACTTGTCTTCACAAAAAGATTTTATAGCCTTATTGAAGTCTCCCTTGCTATAATCTTTTCTCAAGGAACTTAAATTCATTCTGTCTTGGTTGGTTAGGTTGTTAAAGTTAGATGGCATTTTTAAGTGCTTAGTTCTTGAATCGTTAAACCAATTTAAGAATTTAACCTTTGGGTCTTCTAGTTCCCCTTTCTCTTTCTCTTTCTCTTTCTCTTTCTCTTTCTCTTTCTCTTTGGTTAGAGTTTCACTCTTAGTAGAACCACCTAATTTGCCCCTCTCGGATTGCTCTTCAATATACCCTAACCTATTGATAACACTAGGGACTACGACATAGTCACCCTCTCGGTAAACTAACTCAAAACTGCATAAAACTTTAAAGATTCTTTCAACTTTTTGCTTGTTATGTCCTAAGATTCTCCTAAGATATCCTAAGTTCCACTCAAGTTTTGCTGAACTTTTTATGTGACACTCATCAATAAAGAACCGAAACATATCTCTTTCCTCTGCATTAAGCATTATAACTTTGTCATCGCTTCTCCAATCTTTTGGATAGAATGTGTAGCCTAATCTCTTACTCATTTCGTTGTTGTTTAATAAAAAACCCCTGCAAATCCATCAGAGTCGAAGCTGATTTCATCACAAGGGTTTGTATAGTTTCCTTAAGTTGCCTATTTTTTCGACTGCAACTAGAATGTAAAAGTACTAATTAAAATGGTAGGTCATCTTTTACTGGTGTATTAGTTTTATTTTGTGACTCATCTCTTGGGGCAGAAGATACGTTGTCTCCATTAGTCCAAATTACTTTTACGTTACCTAAGTAAGACTTGTCTGCTTTAGAGTCCCTCTCTTCCTTTGACTGAGAGATTGTCATATTACCTTGGTTACCAAATTGGTCTAAGTCATCGTTCAACGATATTGTTATCGGTAAATACTGACCTTTCTTACCCTCAATAATTTTACTCTTATCAATTTTACTTAAGTTGATACTTGCTGTTATTAAACTAGCCATAATAATAATTGTTTTGTGTACTATAATGTACGATTAATAAAAAATTGTTTTGCGTCAAATGATTCATCCTTGTAGAACAAATCGTATACCTCAGTAGCCTTCTCAACCTTCTCTCTACCTCTCTCATAGAAGTTATCTGAGCAGTCAAATAGACCCATCTGGTGTGTGTTCTTGTCGATTACTAAGAATACCATATCGTATCCAAATATCTCTCGATATATGTACGCTTGTGAATCGTAGTTATACTTATTAGCTGAGAAGTGAAATGAGTTGATGTCAGACGATGTCTTGATGTCAACTATAAGTTTGTCATCGTGGTTGACTATGTCAGCCTTACCCTTCCACATATTACCCATAATCTCTTTAACTCCTGGTACTTCGTGTTCAACCTCACCTACATTAATCATAGATGAAAACACATTGTTGTCAAGAAGCTTGTCCACCATGCCATCAGCCATATCTACCTCGTGCTGCAACATACACATTTCACCCTCACTTAGTTCCTTATAAACTTTTGTGGTTCTTGTGTTAGCCTCAATGATTTTAAACTTGTGTAGCTTATCCTTTTCAAGTATTGCAGTATGAAAGTAGCTACCAAATATCATTGCTGACGTAGCCTTAGTCTTCTCTTTTAATGCTAGTGGATTAGTAAGCAGTGTACCAATGTTTGAGTTACTTAAATATTGCTGACCATAAGCACCGTAGTACCAAGTATCGTCTCGTAGCTTGTCTATTATCTGTTCTCTAGTCTCCATATTACAGTGTTTTTAGTTTAGATTCAACACTTGGTGATAGGTCATACTTCTGCTTGATAGCATCTAGCTTACCGCCACTAATGATATACTCAGCAGCCTTCTTATAAGCCTCATCCTTTACAGAACTAATGCTTTTTTTGTCGGACTTTGTATCTGACTTGCCGTGGTTGTTACTAGCATCGCTATCAGCGGTATCGTCTATTAGGAATAGGTTACCTAAACAATACTTCTTACCATAGGATGATGCACTACCAAACTTCTGTGGCATTTGCATACCCTTTTGGTCTAGGTCTATGCCTACTATTGCTACTGCTTCTATGGAGTCCTTGCCATCAGATATTGTGGCTATTGACTTTAGAATTGGGAACGGCTCTGTGCATACGAGTTCTTCATTGACTGTAACCGACACCCCCAAGTCTAATAGGAATGGTTTTGTTGCCTCAAGGATGTCCTCAGCACTACGGAAGTTATACTTTCCAAAGCTATTGAACCTTGATTTCTTTGACTTAAATTGCGTTTGTATTGTCGCAAGTTTCTCATTTAGAGTTTTCATAATGGATTGTTTATTGTTTTAGTTTGCAAATATAAGATTATTTTTTCTACTTTATTAAGTAATTTTATTGTTCACGATTATAATAATTCGTATAGCATTTTATTTAGTATATTAATTCGTCTATATGAATATCATACTCTTCTAACAATTCACATAGTGCTTCTCTATATGTCTGTAAATTGAAATTGGTTTCATCGTGTTTCCAAGTTCTCCAAAAGTTATGTTGTAGTTCCCATATAAAACTTGCCATATCTGATGATTTCATAGCTTTCTTCATTGCCAATTCATCATCTTCATTATCTAAATCATATTCTAAGGTCGTTGTTGCTTTCATATTTTTATATAGTTTTCTTCTAAATATTTCCATAAAGATTTGTGAGAATAGCAGATTGGGTTACC